GTCTCCTATGGTCTCCCCCCCAAAGGGGGAGAAACCACCCCAGCAGTTTCTACACTGCTGAGGCCCATTTCCGTTTGATGCTTGGGACGGAACGCCCAGAACGTGCAAGGTGCTCCCTGTCGGTGATTGGCATTTCACCGCGCTTAAGGAAGTACTTCATCAAGGCCCCGTGACCATCTAAAAGATCTTTAGGTGGACGGTTAACTACAATCATTCCCTTGACAAGAGGGACATGTAGTCTAGTACAAGTTCTTTGGGTTTCGAAGCCCAAATAGCTTATACGGCCAAGAACTGGAGAGGTTGGTAAAACAGTTGGGAAGGGAATTAACCTTCCTATCTGCCGATCCAACAACCTTACCGTCTTCCATAAACCGGCGATATAACACCGATTACGGAAAGATACGTAAGATATCAGTCCAGGCACGTCCTTCCGTGACGAGGCAGGCATTCTACGCAAACGGGTTACAGTGATGTCAACCCCAGCGTAGAAGTCACCTCCGCAAGATTCTCTGAACTTCCCAGTCCAGAAAGATTTTGCGCGATTAACTTTGAATCCAAAGGATTCAAGTTCATCAATCACGGCTAATGCGTAGTCTGTGGGAACAATAATATCATCCCCATAGACGCGCACCTTTCCACGCAGAGAACGAATATCTCCACGTGTTAACTGGCGATTGAGCACTCGCTCAATACCCATTAGAACAATAGTGGAAAACACCATTGCTTCAATGGGAAAGGTGAGTGCTGAACCCATAGACGCGAACTTGGCTATGCGTTTAACGCCATAGCCAGGTACATCAACCTTCTGGGACCGAGAGGCCTGGACTGCCTGTGATAAAGCAGGCATTCGAGACATCATGTTCCGTACGAGTTGATTAGAGACACGATCGGAAGCTTCACTCAAATCGAGTGTAGCAAGAGATCCATCACTGGATCCCTTTTGAGCCATAAGCCGATTAGGCCCTTGGTCCTCAAATCCGATTAGCCATGGGAAAGGGGTGTCATTCCCTTCCAAATAGCGCTGGAATAATAGCCAGAGTCCCTGCTGTGCATATTGCATGCAGGCAGGTTCAATAGCTATTAATCTAGGTGCCTTTAGCGTTTTAGGAACAGGAACTAACCGAGAAGGTAGTTCCTCTCCAGGTTCAAGGATGCGAACATGGTTCCCTCTGTAAAAATGAGGGTTGGCTAAGAGGAAATCCTCGTAAGGAAATACCTCATCAAGCCGTCGGGTCCAACTATCCAGATTAAACTTACCATTGCTGGTAAGCCGATCTGCAGTAGCACCCGGCCCATGCCTCGGAGTAACCCTGTATGCTGACACGTGATTGTTAACGTGTTGCATTGGATTGCCCCAGAGGATTGTCGATAACCGATGGAAAGCAGATAGCTTTTCTTCGGAGATTTTATCATCAGCAATCTTCACATCCTGTTCACATTGGAGGTACGTGCCGATAGTGTCACGTACACGCCTAGGCGTGCAATCGTGCGCAATCTTTTCAAACATCAGTGAAAACTGACGAATTGAATAGATTGCATCTACCGATGCGTCCTCCAACAATCGACCAGACTTACGATCGAACACAAGATCAAGGAAACCTCCGAGAAATCGGGGGAGACCTGCATGCCAGGTAAATCCCTGGAACATGTCGTGATCTACTCCGCCTTGCGAAATGGCCCTTTGGAGGTCTTTCGCAAAACGAGGTAAGGTTATCATCAAAAATGATAACCCTTCGTGTTCAACCCGAGCCGTAACTGTTTTTAAGTCACGGCTGGTGCTTACGCAGCATCTGGTACTCAAATCATCGAGTACCGTCTCGCAGAGTAACATAAGGCTTTTCAAAGCCCCCTCCTTAAATGGTGGGTAAGCTTTCCATAGCCTTGCCTTCCGCATACCGACAAAAGAGTGTAAGCTAACTGCTAGTTTTCACCATTTACAATTTTGGTGAGATTAGCGTTAGTCGCCGCAGTTAGATTGGTCAAAAGACCAGATCCAATAGCGACGCACTCAGCTACACTGAAACCAGTAGTCGGAACGTCCCATACAACATAAAAACTCATGCTATATGGAGCATTCTGAGCTGGAAACAGTGGGTCGGCTGCGGTCTTCTTAACATTAAGGCGCGCTGTTCGACGAGTCCTATTAGAATAGGAATTCGCGATCAGAAATTGCAAATTACCATCGGCTGATGTATAAGTCGAGGTATTTGCACCGACGCTTACTCTCGGAAGAGATACAGCGCCCGCGCCAATGTTAATTGACTGCGGATCTGAGAAAGACAAGGCATTACTCCTTTGAGATTGTCCCCGCTGGCTGCGGGGGGGTGAAGATATGCCTCCCCAGCTGACACTGGTAGACATTTATCACAGGCGTAAAAGCCCGAGATAGTTGGTGAAGAGTCAAAAAGGCCGCTGACATAATATAGAGCGTTTCGGCATGGAAGAGAACTGACCCCAAAGGGATCAGTCTTCTTCGTGGCCACGACGACTCCATATACATTCAACGGTGTTACTTGAATCAAAGGGACAATCTTGCCCCTTTCGACGCAAGCAACAACTTCCTTCTCCTCTCTTCACCATGAGTCCGGGTGTTTGTGGAAACTCTTCTTGGAACTTCCAAACCATGTGTAAATACACATCGCCAGAAGGATCCATGTCGGGCTCCATAGCACCTCCTAGTCTATTTGCCGCCGGGTATTAGGGAAATACCTAATGCCGCGACGATAGCTAGCCGACTGGCTGACCAGCCAGTAGGATCGGACCCAAATCCGTACGGAGTTGCCTTCTCCCTTTGTTTGACATAAGTGCCAAACATCTGGACAAGATCCCTGCCCAATTTAGATTGGACACGGAGGGTATAGGTATCTTCTGCCACACTATGTGACATAATATAACCATACCGCATCACCTGAGAATCGTCCTGGAGAGCAGAAATGTTGTGGAGAACATCCCCAACATTACTGAACCAGTCGATTCCCCAAGTCCAGGGCTGGCTTTTCCAGACATTGTCTGGAGTTGGTTCCACGCCAAGAAGCTTATTAGCTTCTTGTGCAATCCTACTCATTGAACCGATCAAAGAATCAGGTCGGCGCAACCAGTAGGTAAAGCAACCTGAGAACCACGTTTCCGTGGATCTCAGCTTACGTGTTTCCAACGGCCAAATACCATACCCTGGATTTGTCTGAACTGACAACGAAGGACTGGTTGAACCAGTCGAACTCGTTGTCACGTCAGTGGCAATCAACGGGAAGTTGTATCTACGCCGGATATTACGTCCAGCGTCACGCTCATACTGCGATAGTATAGAATGACTATTCGCAGCGGCGCGTGCTAAGTTATGGAGGTCGCTCACAAATGGCAACCATCCAAACTCAACGTTAAGGTACTCTTGTCCACCAAGCTTTTTTAGCTTCTGGAAATGAGATGCCTTATCTTTGAGTGTACGCAAGAAAGGGATTGCAGGGACACCGTCCTTAACAATCTCTCTCGTGCTAACGAAGCAATTAGATACAGGGTTCTTAGGCAGTACCCTAGAGATAGCAGTTGACCCCATGGCAATCCTCTGAGCATAGCTCGGAGGAGTAACCACAGGCCAAATGATACTTCCGGGGATCGCACCTTCCTGACGGGCATTAACCCACCCGTCATAGGAACGGCGAATCGTAGGCGTTGATGCATCCCAATGTACAAACATGGAATCATCATAATAGGAATTTGCAGTAACGGAAAAACCGCTACCACAATCCATCCTACGAACACTTGCCCTCGTCGCTGCATCGAATGTTTTGGGATTGCGTAGAATATACGCTCTCTCCATCCAATCAGACGGCGACGCACTCGTATAAAGAACCGAGTGACCCATTATGGATTGATCATGAATAGCCTGGAAAGTACCAGTCCATTCAGAAGAACGATACACAGGTCGTAAGATCTGTGTTTTCTCCTTCTTGATCAAAACCATAACACTTCCCTCCTTCCGTACGGTAACGCAACAAATTAATGCTGCGAGAGATGGCATAACTGCCATGATGCCTGTCAGAGCACCGGGAAGGCCCTTAGGGGCC